GAGATGCTTCTCCGCTTTCTGATCCTGGAAATCGTCCATATGAAATATAGCACCCGTACAAATAATTATAATTCAATAATTTGTAATGGGGGCAATATTTCAAAATCTTTTCTCTAATATTATTAAAATATTGTCGTCCTCTAAAGAAAACTGCACGTAACACTACATTGCAATTTACTTCTGTCGCTTGATCTTTTGTCAAGTACTTCGATTTCCTGACCCAATTAATGGGTTCTACTGCTGCCTTTTCTTCCATGATTGGTGTAAACATATTACCCAATTTTCCAGTTGTATTTTTCAAAAACGAAATCTCTTCGAGCGGCTCAGTTGCCTTTGCTGCTCCATTCTTATCTGCCGATGTGTACACTATATCATGATCTGCGCACCACGCTGCATATGTTACTCCATTGAATACTTTTGTAAAATAACGGTGTACTGAAACGATATTATCGTCACTCATATACTTTGCACACACAAATCTCTCATATGAAATTCGATCCTGATATTCTGGACCGACTAATTCATACCATGCTGCTCTCTGCATTACTTCATTTCCTAGTGTACCTAAGATTTGAGTAATCCACCATCCACTTGCTATTGTTCCAAAAACTTCAAATAAAAACTGTTGTACTGCATATATAGGGTGTAAAATTGTATAATTCAATGTGTCCGATTGTGTCTTTTCCATATCCGTTAATCTAATTCTGTCCATTGCTATTCGTATGGCGACTTCAGAGACTTCAAATGGGAACCTCCCATCATATTTCTCATAATCACCTCCAAATCCTACATCTGATGTTTTCCGTAATTCACTAAAAAATGAATGCCACGATGAACCTTGTCTGTCTAATCCTCCCACATATGGTACTTTTTGACCGCTTATCATACTAACGAATGGGCCAAAAAACTGCTTCATAACTACTAGCTGTACCATAGGTGAGACTGAAAACAAACGAGTTTTCGTCGTCTCATAAATCTTTGCTAAGGGTCGTTTTTCGTCTTTCAACGATGTTATCAAATACCACTCTGGGTATTGTCTATTCGCCAACA